CGTAAGGCTCCGCAGCATCTTCAATGCTTACAATATCTTGTAAAATGTAGCCACCCCAATAAAAATCAAGATACACCACTTGTTCTTGATCGGGTGAAAATGACATCACCAATCCATCGTCGGAAACTTTCGTGGTGTTGTACCATTGATCTAAATTTTGGCCATCATATTGGCCTTTCCAAATTTTAACGTAATAACGGTTTTCTTGGTAATTTTTAAAATCAATTTCAAATGCTCTTGTTGCAGCATCTTTGATGTACATTCCAAACGATACGGATGATCCAATGACGGGACTGTAAATATTGTCGGTTTGCCCCGAATAATTCAATTCAAAACCATTGCCCGAAACATTGAATTGATCCGGATCATTGCCCGTATAGTCTTCATCCCATATTTCTATCAAGTAGAAATTTCCGTGATCACTTCTGAATTCACTGTACAATTTTGGGTTTGCCATATTATCCGCCTATTCCGCTTAATCGATTTCTATTCCTTCCAGCACGTTCTTGCATCAATATAAAATCACTACCTCTAAGCATTCCGATGATATTCATACCACCTTCTCCGCCACCAATTCCGCCGCCGTTGAATCCAAAGCCGCCGCCGCCAAAACCTTTAAACAAATCACCGAATCCCATTCCCGCTTTTCCAAACATCGCTTGTCCCGCCATATTGGTTCCACCAAATGCAACGGTTAAAATTGCCGCAAGTATTGCCGCCGCCGCTGCGGTTGCCAACAATTGTGCGGCCATCATTTGCAATTGGCGAACGAATACCTCACGGAAATTTCCCAATCGTGTTTCGCCTTCTTCCAATGGGGCAAAGGCTGCCTCAAATGAAACGCGTAAAATGTCCCCAACCATTAGGAACTCATCTCTAAACTCTTTGAACTTATCAATGGTATTCCTAAAACTGTGGTCAAAGGTATCGGTAGATGCTTCAACTGATTCTTTCCATTCATCAAAATTGTTGATCATACCATTGAAGCTATTGTCAAAGGTATCGCCAAAGTTCTCAACGGTTTCCTCAAGCTCTTCAAGCTCCATATTAACCTCAGCGAATCCTAATTGATGTGCGAGTTTTCCGCTTGTATCCTCACCGGGGTTGAATGCCCGATCGATTTCATATCCAACGCGTTGCAACGTTGGTAATAATTCTTGTAATTTGTTTTGATACGCTTCGGTTGCTTCCTTTTGACTTTTTACGCCTTGGTCGGCTTGGGATTGCATTTCCGAAAATTTATCCGTCCACGCCGCAACATTAGGCAAACCTTTGTCGAATTCCGTTGCGGTTTCTTCAATTTCTTCTTTGGTTTGGCCCAATAAACTTTTGAATGCTTTCAACGGGTTGGTGACCAAATCCAATCCAAATTTCGTTGCATTGTAATATGATCGTGCCGCAACGAAAAGACGTTTGTACCCTTTTTCTTGATCGTCTAAAATGAAATTGATGTTTTCCAATCCATTCAACGTCCCGTTCAAAAATGCAGAATAAACGGGCAACAATTTTTCACCGATTGCCGTTTTCAAATTGGTTATCGACGCGCGTTGTTGATCAACTTTCATTGATGTGGTGACAATGCGTTCGCCAGCTTTGGCGAATTCCTCATCCATAATGGCACCAACCGCCGTGGTCATATCGCCCAATTCTTTGGTTTTGCGCGCAATCTCTAATGTTGAAATTCCAAGGTTATCAAGGATTTTCACCGATTCACGTCCCAAACCAATCACGAATGATTCGACTAAATAATCGACTGATTCACCCGTTTCAACGGCGCGTTTCGTGGCGAATTGCAAACCCTTGGCCAATACGTCCATCGGGATTTTGAAATTCTTGGCACGAACGGCCATTTGCATCAATTTCAAATCATCGACCGTTCCCGAAACCGCATCGCGCAATCGATCCATTGTGTCGGGACTTGCGAAACGTTCGAACGCCCCGCGAACACCTTCCATTGTTGCACCCAATTCAACGGATTCGGAAATGAATTCTTTGATTACATCAACGGCAAACGATGCGCCAATGGTTGCACCCAATGCAGAAAATCCGCCCGACATTTTTGACAATGATCGATCGATGTTGGAAATGCCCCGACGGAAATCTTTTAGATCCGCGCCGAATTTTAAATCAATTTGTGGTTTTGCCATTGCCGAACACTTTGTTTATGCCTTGTTTTACTTCATCAAATGTTGCCGCCCGATGAACGCGTTTTTTGTTTTCCCACGGGAACGTGATCAAATCACGCGGTTTCATTGTTTTTTTCGTATGTGGCGCGATAACAACCGCGGCCATCCATCGTGATGTTTCCCATTTCGTTTGCATTTCGTGTTCAACGATACGTCGGAAACCTTCACGTTTGTTGTAGAATTGACGCGGCGTCATATCGTATAATTCGCCAACGGTCATTCCTAATTCGCCCAACCCGATTGATTCCAAATCATCCCAATCAAACGATTGGTGATCGTGTTGGGCATTTACTTTTTTTCGTCATCCGATGGTTTCACAAATGATTGCACGAACAACGCAACGCATTGTTCAATGATGGTTTGATCGTCATCCAATAAATCGGCGACATCATCCATCGTCATTGTGAATTCAATTTTTTCAACGCGTGCGCCGTCTTTCAATCCCGCCCAAATCAACGCGATGGCGTGATCGATGGACATTGAATCTTGCAATTGTGATAATTCACCCAATCCAATTCCCGTTTGATTTGAAAACAAACGCAATGCGTTGAATCCATATTTCACGGGATGATCGGTTCCGTTGATTAAAATTTGATTTATCATTTTGTTGTTGTTTGTTGTTGTTAAAATAGGGGAGCCGAAACCCCCCTACTGATTTTATGATTGGGTTCCTTGTGTTAAAACACCCGTTCCTTGGAATGAAAAAGAAAACGTTGCGTTATCTTCCACCCCAGCATCCGTGGTGAATTCCGTGAAAAATCCACTACCACTGTAGTATTTTTCATCGGTTGTTTCTGAACCGAATTCAATAGCCACCGCGGTGCGGTTGCTTAAATACGTGTAAATATCATCTGGTGTTGCTTTACCGGTGTTGTTATACACTACCAAACCCTCGCCGGATAACGTCCACGATTTTTGTCCTTCCAATACTTCCATCCAACCAGCACTTTCTTTGGTCGATGTGTCACGCGTTGCCATTGATACGGACAACGACGCCGATGTCATTTTACCGACGATTTCACTTGCGACGATGATTACAACGTCGGTGCTATTCATTACTGATGTACTTGCTGCCATCTTTTTTATTTTTAATTTTTAACTACTCGAAAATTCAAATCAACTTCGACGCCGTATGTTTCCTCATCAACGTTGAACACCTCGGAAACGGTGTCAAACGAACACGATTGAACATTAACGCCCAAAATTGTTTCATCCATGCGAACGAATGTCGAACGTATGTTGTCGACCGCCGTTTGCAGTGTACCATAATTCGTCCCAACCATTGTGATTGAAACGTTTACGATATCAATATGTGAATCGGCATCTTTTGAACCCTCTGCGCGGATCGATGTCGTATCATAAACCGCAAACGGCGTCGCGCCACCTTGCGCCCCAATGATGGGGTAAATACGACCACCGAACACATTGTTCAATGCCGATGTATTATCAAATTTATATTTGATTACTTTGCCAATCATCGCGTTCCCATTTTTTGTGAGAAACCAAGTTTTTTGATTTCGTCGCGTAAATAATTGCTGAACGCTGATTTGATCCGTGGCGTTGCAAAACGTTCACCGATCCGAATCGCATTCGCTGACCAATTAAAGTTTTGACCATTGTATTTCGATCCGTCACGAAATCGCAACCAACCGAATGAAATGAATCCCGCGAACCAACCACCTTTTTCCGGGTGACGGTATGCGCCCGTTTTACGTGGGCCAACCGATGCAACGATTCCGTCAACACCGGGTTCTTGTTTTGGGAATTTCACGGCAATCGATTGTTTCAATTGACCGGGAACGATTTCCGCATAAACCTTGCCACCGCGATACACGGCGAACACTTCGTCGGAATCTTCAATTTGTGATTTGTATAAGCCGACAACGGGTTTCAAACCCTTGCGTGCCGCTTTTTTCAAAACACGTTTGCGAACGCGTTCATCCAATTTTTTCAAATCGCGCATCACACGTTTGTCGCCAACCATTGTCAATCGAACGTTATTCATGCGGCGTCGGTATATTCGCAACGAATCATTTGAAATGCCTTGCGGGCATCCGCCGATTGTATTGCGTGAATTTTGTATGTTTCGTTGTTGTACACAATCCGCATTTGTTCGTTGATGTCGGAACGATAACGAATGAAAAAATCAACACGTTTCGTTGCTGAAATCATATCGCCGTTTTCACCTTCGTTTCCTACTTTTTCAATAACGCGCGACCATACATTCGCCAATGTGGTGAATGATTTCACCTCTTGACCAAATGAATCGGTTGTTTCCGAAAACGTTTGAATCGTGATTCTACGATCTAATTGTCCAGCTTGATCAATCATTAAAACGTAAAAATTCTATATGGATTCCACAAATATTCGGATGCCGTTGGTAATTGACGAACGCGATCCATACGTTGATCGTACAATTCGGAAATGACCAACATCATTCCTTGGATCAATGGTTTTGGAACCGCAGAAACGTCCGTTCCCACAACATAGCGAACAATCAATTGGTTGATAACACCCGCGCCCGTTGTCCATCCACCGATGGATTGAATGCGTGCGGGTTCTGAAATTAAATCGGTTGTGTACAACGATGACGCAATTGTCGCCGTTGATCCGATTTCGTCTACATAAGAAACGGATGTAATTGATGTAACTGGGCCACGTGACAAATACAACAAGTTCGATTGGCCATCCCAATGATTGCGCGGGAATTGGTCAAAATATTCATCGACTGTTGTGGTCACCAAAATGCGTCGCGTGTATTGTTCACACATTTCACGGGATGCCGATATCAATGCCGAAATCAAAGTGTCGTCATCGCTATGGTCAACGCGCAAAAAATTCTTTGCTTCCGTCAATGTGATGGGTTCGGACGCCGCGGGCGTTACAATATCAATTGCCATTTGTTAACGTGTTTCTTTTGTATTGGTCTTTTTCACCGCTTTTTTCGCGCGCTTTTTTGGTGGTTCTGCGATTGCCTCACAAAAACCAGCGTTCAAAAAATCGGTCACCATTTCATCGGATTGGATATCCACCACCGCGTGTTTGCGGTAGTGGAATCCAGATCCAGAAATAGATTTCAAAAATCTAACTTTCATTTGATTACGCTTGAATCAAGTGTTTCACGGCGCGTGAATCAAGAACTTTAGAATCTTTTCTTGCATAAGAAACGAAACCAACTTCTAATTCATCCATGTAGCGTTCGTTCAAACGTACCATTTGAACACCACCAGCAGAGCGAACAACAAATTTGCTGAAATCTGCAGCCAACAACGTTTTCTTACCAGTCGTGATCGCTGATTCCATATCGTTGTTGTAGTAGATGTTGTATCCGAATAATTTGTCCGGCTGACCAGCTTCCATCGACGGGATGAAAATTGGGAAGTCGTTTGCTGATCCAAGGCCTAAAGCACGAATTGCAGCGATCACGTTATCGTGAGCCATCAAACCGAATGACGCTTTGTTTCTGTAACTTGGATCGATGCTATGAATTAGGTCAAGGATATCGTCTGCGGCGATTGCCGTTGCAGATGCTGCCGTGTTACCTAAAGTTGATCCGGCAACGATACCTTGTGGTTGACTTGAACCAGTACCCGTTGTGAATGCCGCGTTTGTTGCACGTGCGATTCTTTCGCCCATTGCCTCGGCAAGGAATGCGTTTAAATCGAATGCGTTGTCTTGCAACAATTGCATTGACACGCGAACTTGTGATGCGTAGTTATAAGCAGACAATTGCGCGTTTGCGAATGTCATATCTTGAACGGTTACGGCCGCAGCTTCAGCAGTTAAACCCGCATCCGTTGCAGTATCGTTGATTGTTGGGTAGTCCAACAATGCGCCACCCGCAGTGTTCAATTTTTTGGCTAAACGCTCAACCTCACCGGTGAACAATGTCGCCATATCCAATTCGTTGCTGAAATCTTGTGGTACCAAGAAACCACCCAAAGAATCAGTCCCAGCGATTTGCGTGCTTGTTCCACGTAATTCACCCATGATTGAACGTTCGTTTGCGTTCAAAGAACCCATTCCGTTGCGTAGGTATTTTTCGAATGCACCTTTGCGTGTTGCTTTTGGAGCAGATTCGCGAACCTCAGCGTTTGCGGCCAATTCTTTCTTCATTTCGGCAGTGCGCTCGATAACGTCGATTTGGTCTTTGATGCTGCGTGCATCCGCTTCCATTGCGTCAAATTTTGACTTTTCTTCGGCGTTCAATGAACGTCCTTCTTTTTGAGCGTTGTCAACGATTGCAGTTGCACCTTTGATCAACTCGGCGCGTTGTCCGCGCAATTCGATGTTTTTCATCGTGTTAAAAATTTAGAATTTTACTTTTATACAAATAATGGTTGAAATCCTCGGTCGCAGATTCCGCCGATTCGGATGCAACGGTTTCCGCCGCTGCCGTTTCGGTTTCTTCTTTGGTTTCGGTTTCCAAATCTCGCTTTTTCAATTCCGATGTTGCGTCCGGGTATGCCGGCTGCGCAACGGGAGAAACGTCTAACAAGCGTGATACTTTTTCAATGATTCGGTAAGTTTTGCCATCGCGTTGTTCCCAACGATCCGCATCAATTAAAAATGCGAATGACGATTGATTCACATCACCCCGTTTCATCAATTCCGCCAAATCATTGGCGTATGTTGTGTTTGGTAAATCTACTTCGTAAAACAAACCGCGTGCATCCGTTCCGATGCGCAATGTTCCCGACGATACACGTCCCAACAATAAATTTTCGTCGTGGTTAAAATACGCACGAACATCATCGTTCATAACGTCGTCAAATGCGCCACGTTCGATTTGCTCGTAAAATCCACCCATCCATTCGGAATCCGAATTGTAAACGGCGGCATAACCACGAATTGTGTTTCCATTTTGTTCCGCGTTTTCCATTCGGAATTCGCGTTGTTCTTTTACGACGGATGATTTGCGAACTTCGGCATCGTATTTTTCCAATGTGCTGAATCGGTGAACGACATTCAACACGGGTTTGCGTTCGATGTATGCGTCCGATTCAGAATCAAAACGATACAAACGGATCAATGCCGCGGGATCATCTTCGGTTCCTTTGACGATGAATCCGGAATCTGCTTCCAATTCGCCGTTCGTTTCAACGCTAATGATTCGGCCATACGCATTGCCGCCAGATGAACTCCAACGCACAAAATCACCGACCGCCAATTCGTTTGGTTCGGCGCGTTTTTCGTCGTCGTAAGAACTTTCATCCATTTCGTTTTTGCCGAATGTGATGACGATTTCGTCATCGGTTTCAACAACGGATTTGATATGCCGTTCGTTTTTGCTTTCGTTTTTATCTTGTTTCATTTGTTCAATTGTTCGTTTCGCCCAACGCAACATTTCATCACCGCCCCACGCGGCATACATTATTGATCCGCAAATTTCATTCCCATCGGAATCCGTGAAATTGCCTTGATCGTATGTTTTCGCACGTGATAAAAATGAATATGTGCGAACCAATGTTTCATCGGAAATTGTTTCACGATTTGCCAATTGGTTTGCTCGCGTCCAACCTACGGCCGTTCCACAATCGGTGCCGTTGTCGTCGCGATGTTTCAATGCGCGTGCGGCGTTATCGGTTGCCGCTTTTGGATAATTATTCCACGGCATCGTCATCGTTTTGTGGTTGTCCGACTTCAACCATATTCATTGGTTGCAAATACGCATCGCCACCGTCGATCGGTGCCATGTTTTCCAATTTGCGAACATCGTTGGCCGATATCCAGCCCCATTGACGGCCTTTTGTATACGCTTCGTAACGTGAACGGATATCGCCTCGCAATAAGCCATCCATATTGAAACGAATGTAATATTCGGAATCGCCGACAAACAATTTGCGATTCAATTCCGCTTCCCAACGTTTAACCCACGGCAAAATCGTGTTGCGTTGGAACATTATTCCTTGTTCTTCTACGTTGGCTCGTGTGGATGAATTTTCCATTGATCCCAAATATGCCAATGGTAAACGGAAAAAACGTGCGATATCTTCAACGCCGAATTTGCGCGTTGATATGAATTGCGATTCTTGTGGACTGATGGACATTTTTTCGACCTTCATTCCTTCTTCCAAAATCGCGGTTTTGTGGGCGTTATCCAAGCCCGCGTTGCGTTGTTGCCACGAACGGATCAAACGTTTGTAAGCTTCGTCGCTAAGGCGTCCCGGATGGGTTAAAACCGCCGATACGTTTGCACCGTTACCAAAAAACGAACCACCGAATTGATCGGCAGCTAATCCAAGGCCGATTGATTCACGTGCGGATTCAATGACCGATTTTCCAACCACACCGTCGAATCCTAATCCAACCAAATGGATCATTTCGGAATCATCGAACGTTTCTTTTTCGTCTACGGTGTAAAATTTTTCGTCTTTATAAACTTTGACTTGAACGCGGTTTGCCGGGATCGGAATCAATTGTAATGGGTTTCCGGCCGCGTCGCGTTTGATTGCGATGAACGCGTTGCCGTGCAAACACAAATTCGCTTGACACGTTTCGCGGAATGTGAAATCCGTCATCATCGCATTTGGATGATGAATCAATTTGTTGATCGGGTGTGCGCTTGCATCTTGAACGATGCCGTCGGAATTCGTTTGTTTAACGTTCCACGGCAATGACGCCATTGTTTCGGAAATAACACGAACGGCACCAAAAACGGCTGACAATTGCATCGCGGTGTTTTCCGTGACGGCAATGCCCGTTTTTGATTCGTTGTCGCTGAACATCCATTCGGCCGGGTTGGCCAATGATGTTGATGGGCGGTTCGGATTGGAACGAAATGCGCCCAAAATGCGCCCGAATAAATTTTGATTTTCGGCCATTCGGTTGAAAATGATTGTACAATTCGGGGTGAATATACGTTATCATACGCAATGTTCAAAATTTAACATCACGATGTGAAAACAAACAAATTGATATTGAATAAAAAAGGGGACGTCACCACAACGTCCCCAACCAAACCAAACACCATCGGAGCAGAACACCCCGTGGATTTTTTAAATGCTTTTATGAATTGCCGAATTTCGTTTCAAACGTTCGTTCAATGCTGAACGACTGAATGAAACGTATGTCGTGCATTCTTTCAATACGATTCCGGATGGTGTGATTGATTCCACCAAAAATTCTTTTCCCGTTCGCGTCATCTCTATGATGTCGCCGATTGATATGTCATCAACTGGTTCCATGTTCGTTTTGTAATGTACGGAATCTTTTGTTGTTGTTGTGTAATACATAAGCGAAAAATTTTGTTATTCACAATATATGAATAAATCAATTACAACCAACAGATTCACGATCGTTGAAAAACACATTGATCATTTCGCCTTGCAAAATGATTCGAACGATATATCCATCACCATTTTCCGCCATCCACGGCGTGAATCCGTTTTCAAACAACATCAATCCCAATTCACGTGCATCTTCTAATTTCATCATAACATTCGTATTCCTTGCGATTCATATGTCGATGATCCCGTCACATCTTTGTTTTCCATCGTGATCATTTCACCCAATGCCATCACCATTGCAATGATTCCGTCAATTTTGTCACCCGCTTTGGCCTTTGAAAATTTTATGTTTTCGGCATCGTCTTTTTTCGTGACGACATTGGCAACCATCCAACGCATCATTCCGTGACCACCGTGATGCAACAATCGTTTTTTCACCAATATTTCGGCGTTTTTAATTGGTGCCGTCATTGATATGAAACCTTGACCGAACGGATCCATTTCCAACCCGGCATCGGTTAATGATTGCACCAATGAATTGGAATTCCAACGGTCAAACGCAATGGATTTGATGTTGTATATTTCAGCGCATTCTTTGATCGTTCGTTCAATTACGGCGTAATCGGTTGAATTCCCTTCGGTGACAATCAATTCACCATTGGAAACAAACGTGTCATATGATCCGCCCGTTTGATTGCGACGACGTTCAACGGCCGCTTCGGAAACAAACAATTTTGGAACGACCTTGATTGATCCGTCATCAAATGGGAAAATCAAAACGAACGCACAAACATCCTCGGTTGCCGCCAAATCAAGTCCAGCATAACAATCGCGGCCACGCAATTGATCCCACGGAATATCACCCGAGGATTTCATCCATTCATCGTCGGGAATCCATCCCGATAATGAATTCACCCATTGATTCAAATGCAATTGTCGGAATGCAATTTCAGCGGATGGCAATGATTTTGCCTCGCGTGACATTTTTTC